AGGCAAATAAAAAAGGAGGCTTTACCTCCTAAGCTACTCTTCCATGTCTAAATGCAATATTTCCTTTTAATTTTGATAATAAGTGCGTTCTACATGTTTTAAACTCATCTCCTATTAATCCAAGCCTTAGCAGCCATGTTCTAAATGTATATTTTTCGTTATCAGTTATTGTTTTTCTCTTACTTGCCGATTTTTGAACCATAGCCTGATGGCTTATTGCCAAGCAAAATTGAATATAAGCTTTAATCTTACCTGCATGGGTGGTACTGTTAAATATTCTAAATTCTATAGTCCCCTTAGTAAAGGTTGCATGTAGGTTTAATCCATGATATCTACTGCTATGATAATGATTGCTTCGTGACCCACAATATGGCTTATACCATATATCTGAGAAGTCATTTAAAGTTTTTGGCTTTCTATTATTAATTTCCTCCACAAATCTTTCACTTAACTTTCTACAGTAATCTGATTCCCTTTTACCTTCGACTCCTAAAGCCCTATATATTAAATCCTGCTTACTATAAAAAATATTTACGAGGTTCCTTAAAGTTTTTTCATTATGGTTTGCAGCGTCTATATGGATATGTATTCCGCAACTTCTATTCACAATTGCACCAGCCTTTCTTAGAAGCCTTACTATTTCTTGGATCCTCTGTATATCCTTATATTTACATTTTGGTGATACAATTTCAACTCTATATTCATCACCAGCATATAATAATCTACCTGATGATTTTCTTTGAGCCCGTATACTGCTATCTCTTTCTACTTTCCATATTCTATTTTCGCTATCTTTGATTTCATATTGTTTATAGATACCGGCTTTATATGTCGCCCTACTTTCAAAACATTGTGCAATAACTTTAGCAGCTCTTTCTCTAGTAATACCTGTAAGCTCAATTTCTATTCCAAAAACTTGATTCTTCAATTTCCCAACCTCCAACTGTGTTTCTTTGTTGTGTACATTAATCACTCTGAAACGCAGTAATAGCAAGGACTTTAAGCTACTTTTTTAATATTAATATTCAAATTATTTTATAACTTAAAAAAGCCCTTTTGGGGGCTTTCTTTAATCTTCTAAAGCTGTATACCTTGGATAAGTATATCCTTCAGGATCTACTAAGATACTTTTCTTAGTTTTTATATTTTTAACTCTTATACATTTCAATTCTTCCTTATCATTGCAACCTCCATCTCCTTCTGATATCCAAGTTTGGTTCTTCCAAAGTGCTTTTGTAAATTCATTAAATTTCTCATCGTTTAGAATTATTTCCTTTACAACCTTGTAACATATGCCACTTTCACCAGCCTCTTTAGCTTTGTTTGTGAATTCTTTAAGCTCCTTCAAATTTAAAATTTTTCTTCCAAATAATGCTTTCATATTAAACCCTCCTGTGTTTTTTTGTTATACTATATATCACTCTAAAACACAGTAATAGCAAGGGCTTTATTGATTCTTTTAAATATTTTTATAAGAAATTTTTTTACCATCTCTTATTAAAAAGATTCCTTCTTCTCCAACATTTCGAATATATCTTTTTACAATGACATCACAGTACTTTTCATCTATTTCCATGAGATAACATACTCTATCTATTTCGGATGCAGCAATTAATGTTGACCCACTTCCTCCAAAGAAATCAACAACTATATCCTTCGGCCTGCTGCTATTTTTTATTGCCTTAGCACAGAGAACCAATGGTTTCATCGTTGGATGCTCACTACTTCTTTGAGGCTTTGGTATTTCCCATACTGTATCCTGGGTCCTATCACTAATGAAATAATGGGCCTTACCTTCTTTCCAACCATAAAGTATAGGTTCATGTCTCCACTGGTAATCCTGCCTGCCCATAACAAAAGTATTCTTTACCCAAATTATACACTCGGCAAGTTTTAGACCAACTTCTCTATATGCCTTCCTAAAATCTTCTCCTTTGCTATCCGCATGGCAAACATATATTGGAGCTCCTTCCTCCATAACATCAGAGTAATTATTAAATACTTTTAGCAAAAAATTATAGAAAGCGTCCTCATCCATATTGTCATTTTGTATAGTCAACCTTTCATCAGTACCACCCTCATAGTTCACATTGTATGGTGGATCCGTAAATACCATTTTAGCTTTATGTCCATCCATTAATTTTTCTACATCGCTTTTTAAAGTACAATCTCCACACAGCAATCTATTTTTACCTAAAAGCCACATATCACCTCTTTTTGATATAGGACTATCAGTATTTTTTATTTCCTCATCTACATCAAATTCCAGATCTTCATTTATTTCTTTAGGAATATATTTATCGATAAGATCATCTATTTCACCTAATGAAAAACCAGTAAGCTCTAAGTTATAATCATCTAATTTCAGTGAGTCCATTTCTTTTAGTAATGATTCATAGTCCCAATTAGATTTCTCTGAAGATTTATTGTCCATAATTCTAAAGGCTTTAACCTGATCAGGAGTTAAATCTTCATCTTTTAACACTGGTACTATCTTCATTCCTAATTTTTTTGCAGCTTTATACCTGGTATGGCCAGCTATAATTACATTGTTTTTATCAACGATTATCGGAACTTTAAATCCAAATTCTTTTATACTTTCTACCACAGCATCAACTGCAGATTCATTATTTCTAGGATTATTTTCATAAGGTACTATATCATTTACATCAAACATCTTTACTTCCATCACTTAGAAATTCCTCCATGTTTTTTGCTTCAGTGCTCCCCCATGTCCCCTTACATAACTGTCCTGTCTCATTAAATTTTCTATATCAGTAAGAGAGAGTTTATTGTTTTTCTTTCGTTTCTTGAATCTTTTTCTAGTTTTATGTCTCCTAGATTTTTTATTTTTATTACTATTTAAATCTCTATCATTAATAATATCTTTTACAATTACCTCTCTCGCCACCTTTCTTTGCAATAAAAAAGAGTCCTGGTTTTTTCCAGAACTCTGTATTGATTTCTATTAAATTATAATTTCTCAAAATTATTATACCATAATGTCAAGTTTTACGCATTTATTTTTTTCTATTTTACTCATATCTCCCCTCCGGAGCAAATTTATTTATATTACATTCATCACAATTTTGAGCAATAGTCTTTACAACTTTTTTACTACTTTTCCAACAATGCAGGCATCTATCTTTTAATAATTTTTTCCCACACTTTTGACAAAAATTACAAGGCATTCTATTCTTATAGCCACAATGAGGACATTCAATAACCATCGAATATTTAGATTTATATTCCAATATGATCATCCTCCTCTTCAGAAGACGCTAAATCATCAAATACTTTAGTTACAAATTTTTTAGCGTTATCTTCCGGATATTTACTATACCATAAATCACATCTATATTCATCATGGACACTAGTAAAATAGTCAAATTCTTTTTTATCATCCAAAACCGGCCTTACCGCACATCTACCTATATGTTTTTTACTACCCATTCTGAAACAACAATTTATATATTTTTTTACTTTACCACTTAATATCAATTTACGTCTGTACT